TCAACGGCTTGTTTTTCTTGAGCTTGTTGCGCTCTTTCAAGCTGGGCCTGATCCAACGCTAACTTGCTTAAGTTTTTCTGTGCCTCAAACATGCTTTCAGAATCACCATCGTCATACGCCTTTTGATAAGCTTGTTTGGCAGCTTCGATCTGAGAATCAATTCTTGTTCCAAACTCACTGGTGTATGACTGACCCAAGGTGTCCAGTCGTTGTTTAAGTTCGTCGTTCTGTTTCTTCACAGCTTCGGCAAACTCAACTGCTGCCACGCGCTGTGCTTCTTCGTCACGATATTTTTTTGTTAGCTTACTGATACGCTGTTGAACATTCTTAGAATATTCCTGAAGCTCATCCTCATTAGCAGCTTGTGGCTGCTCCTGTTCTTGTTCTTCAGGCTGTTCTTCGGCAGCTTGTGGCTGCTCCTGTTCTTCAGCTTCTTCTTCTAATACAATTTCTTTTTCTTCAGCTTCTTGCTGCAATGCGTCGGTGGACATTATGCCGCTCCATACGTTTTAATATCGTCAGGGTCAACGATGGTTGCAATGACTTCATCGTCATTGATAATTCTCACTTCGCCGCCCTCAATCTGGAATCGAGAACCAGCGTAGCGTCCAATACACACCCAATCACCTTCTTTACACCAGGCTTCACCACCAAACTTATCTAAGTCCTGATATGCCAATGGGCCTACCTTAACCACATAAGCTACAACAGTAGCACGAGCCTCACGCTCTCTTGATTGATCAGGAACGTAAATCCCACCATCAGTTTTCTCACGGCCCATGTACGGCATAACAAGTATGCGCCACCCGGTGGGCTGTGGAATTCTTTCTGTCAGGGATTTTTCTTTTGCGGCCTTCTCGGCCTTTGCCTTCGCTTCGCGTTGCGCGAGAACGTATTCAGGTACTATCAACGTCATTGATATATTTTGCCTTTGTCAGCAGGGCCTTGAGTTCATCAAGAGCAAAGGTGACACCCTGTATTTCACCGACTCTTGCGCGGTAATCTTCCATATCGGAAATACCACCGCTGGTTACAGACAGACTAATGTCTTCTATACGATTATTCAAGACTTTTTGATATTTTGATATAAAATCTACAATATCCATATCTATTCGTGTTCTCCACCATGACCCCTGCCCAGGCCACCAAAATACTGAGGTCTGCGTTTTGCTGTTTCAAATGTGCCCAGTGTTATAAAGATTCCTGCTATCAACAAAGCATGAATACTAGCTGATATCCCAAACGCAGCTATGCTTCCTATGTACATAGAAAAGATAATACACCACATCCATGCAAGAACTTGCATTACCATGTGACGTGTATTTATGTCAGGAATGTGGCGTAATGGATTCTTTTCAGAATCCATTATCAGTGCCCAAGTTTGTTTTATCATTTATGCAACCAAATCTTCTATCGGTCCACCGGAAGCATAAGAGTCACAGACATTATCAGCGGCGCACATGAATTTGTACATCTGACAGTACCCAACCATGCCGCTATCATCTCCGATACACTCTAGCATCTCAGGTGTAATGTTATACGCTGTGCAGCTTCCACAAGCTTCTTCTGGATTTGTTGACGGACCATAGTTGAAGTCGTCAATAGCAACCTGTTTGTTCTCTGCATTTATCATTGGATCCTGCGTGGCTATAGGACAAGCGTCTTGCATTTTGTCTACAGGAATACCGTCTTGTATTTCTTTTGGCAAATCAAGGTTTTCTGGCGATATTTTTATTTCTATTTTCATTATCTTCTTTCCATATTAGTTTGTGGAATATTAGCAGAAAAACCTAAAGGATTAAGACGAGTGCGTTCCATTCTAGCAAAAGGTGGCGCACCCGAAGTGATGGTTGTTACATTAGGTGTAAATACTTCAGGTTCAGCAAATAATTCAGGATAGGCGTTT